TACACCATCCCTTAATGCATCCCACCATTGGTAGGTTAGGTTAACTGTGAATTCTTCAATTGTATCATTTGAACCCCAATCAACATCAATTGCGGACAAATCTGTTGGAAACACGCCAATGAAATTATATTCTTTAACAATACCACCACTTTTACCATATTGGCGAACTGCGGCATTTTGAGTATATCCTAATTGCCCTTGTGCTGCGGGATTACGAATGTTATTATTGTGACTATTCAAACCATTCATCCAGCGTTCAAAGGCATTACGAATAACAAAATCTTCATCATTGATAACTGTAACTGACCAATCAGCAAAGGTTCTGTTACCAGCAAATTTCAATTCACGTCCAAAATACTGAACGGGAACTGAATTTACTGTTGAACCTGGCAATTGAGCAGTCTTACACATGAAACTAAATTTTCTACTTGCGTTTCCAGGAATTGCCCAGAAAGGAAATTCCATTGATACTTCAAATAGATTTGGTCTTGCTCCATCTCCTACTAACTGAGAGCGGAACTCGTTTACATTAAAAGCCATTTAATATTCTCCTATCTCTCTTATTTATTAGATTGCACCAACGATTTCATCAAATGCAACACCAGTTCCAACTGCAACAAAATTAAGTTGTATGAAGTTGATTGAACGAGCAGGTTTGATGTAGATATCACCAACAAATTGATTTGAATCAATAACATTTGCGGTATTATTCGTTGTATCACAGATAACTCTGTAATCGTAAATACCACGGCGACCTTTAATTTCACGTAGATAAGGTTCTACAAGATTTACAAATGCGGCTCTTGTAAATTCATCATTAAATTCAAACAGTGAAGAACGAGCAGCACGAGCGATTGATTGTTCCAAGATAATAAACAATCTACGAACATTGATACGATCAAATGCAGATGACTTGCCAGTTTGCAATGTCTTATCACCATAAAGAATTGTGCCTTCACCAGCAAATGTTACTACTGGATTAACAGAATTTTTATACAATGTATCTCTTTGTGATGATGTAGGATTCCATGCTAACTTAACAACATTCTTGATAACACCACGAGTAACACCAGCGGGTGAGAACCAAGGATCACGATCTGCATCTGTTCTAGCACAGAGACCAGCAATGTCACCATTCAATGGTACCCAACGATATACATTGTTGTATTTGTCAAATTGGTATTTGTAACCACTATCAATAAATGCATATGATGATTTTGTATATGTAGCAACTGTTGCAGTAACACTTGTTAATTCACTATTGTAATTATTTACAACATCAGCTTGTTGTGGTGAAGCAAATACGATACAATCTTTACGTGTTTCAGCGAGTGCAATTAACTTATTAGGTATTGTTGAACCTACTGTTGGACCAGACATTAGAAACGAAATATCTTCTGAATCAGCATTGCTAAACAAATCATATGTTGAATTGATGTTTGCAGCTGTTGGTGTATCATCAACACCACCGGCTAATGATGCAGTTAAATTACCAGAAAGATTTTGAAATGTAACAGCATTGGTAATTGTATTTCCCCAATTGGTACTTGTACCAGTAACTAAATTAGAACCCATTGGATGACCTCTCCACCAAATATATTTTGATTTGGTATTGATTACATCTTTGTAATAGTTACTTGTTCCATCAGGATTTTTAATATCTGATGCTTTTGATGCATATGCAAATCTTTCAATAACAGTATTTGCAGAAGATGAAAATGCACCATCTTCATCAATAACCACAATATGAACTTCATCATTTGCAGAATTTTTATTTGCAGCAGCAGTAGATGTACCTGGTGCTGAATCAAAATAAGAATTATAAGCCCATGAACTAAAGTTATTTGAATCTACCATTGAAACTTTTAATGAATTGCCTAAAGAACCTGCATATTTTGCGGCAAAATAAGTTGCAGAATTTGAACTATAATTTTGTTCGTAATCGTCTTTATTTAATACTAAAGATACACTACCTGCACCGCCACCTGCCGCATTTCTAGCAGCAGTACCAACTGAACGAGCAAATTTAAAGTTGGCACCGTATGCTAAGAAGTTAGCAGCAGTAAAGAATGTTCCGTATGTATTTGCATCTGGTTTACCGAATGTATCTGCAAATTGTGATTCGCTGCTAATAAGTGTTACAGTATTTGCAGGACCCCAAACAGACGCACCAACTAAACCACCAATAGAAGTAGATACAGAAGGAACAACTGTAGTCGTATCTACTTCGGAGACCAAAACTCCTGGTGATAATTGAAAAGCCATGTTATTTTCTCCTTTTTATATTCATGGAATTTATAACTCAATTTATAGTATATTTATAATTTTAGAATGTTGAAGGCATATAACCACGATTTTTTGCTACAGTCCATATATCTTCCCCATCAAATATCTTTTCGTCCTCTTTTCCATCATCAAAAATACCTATTGGCATATATTCTTCTTCTAAATGCATCTTACTTTCTTCCATCAATCTACGTCTAATATCAGAATTAGTCGTTTCTCTAAAAAAAGTTTGTGATGTTAACCAAGAAAATAAAACTAATGCCATCACCAAATCGTCATGATTACCTTCTTCTGCCTCATATGAATCTCTTACCTTGACAAATGTGTTTAACTCAGATATAATATCAAAATCTTCAATAATTAGTTTCTTTGTTTCTACCAAAGTCTTTAAGTTTGCACACCCAATCTTCTTAACAGGTGTTGTGGTCTTTATACCAAATGATACTGCTCTTTTATAACCAGCAGATAAATGCTGACCTTTTGTTACATGTTTCTGTATTTTGAATATATTCTCATATTCTAATTCATAATGTAGAATATCAACTACTTGTTGACCTACATTATTAGTCTCTGCTAACAGAAATGCACCATTATATCTCTGTCCAATATTATATATGATTGTTGGAAAGAGTAAAGGTGCAATGTTATTATCTCTATATTTTGCAACTAATTTATATGGTATATCAGTTACATCAACAACTGCAACTGTAGAATAGTCTTGACCTACACCCTCTGCACAGTCTACAGTCATTACATAGGTTCTATTAGGTTCAGGCATGTCATAGATATCTAAACCCTCAAGTGAATTTAATGGGTTTCTAAATGCTAATTGTCTTAAGATAACACCTGGAATTAATGTTGCAGATGAACCAATAAATTCAGTTTCAAACTCTTGTTGAAATTGTTCTTCACTAGTGTTTCGTATTGTTTCTTCTTTCCATCTTTGATCTCTTCCTGGTACCATTGACCAGTGAACTTCAAGTGGCCTATATAATGATCTTTTTTCCGTAGCATCTACCCACATCTTATAGAAGTGATTTAGACCATAAGGCGTAGATACAATAATAACTTTTGTTGTTGTACCTGAAGAGATAACGGGATATGTAGATGTAAAGAAATCGTTTGCCATATTTTGTGGAACGAAAGCAAACTCATCAAGAAAGATTAAGTTATATGTTCCTCCACGAACACCAGAATTTGATGTTGCAAATGCAGCAATCTTAGAACCGTTCTCTAATTCTAAACTTCTTTTATTCCAAACTATAATACCCTGTTGTAACCAAAGTGGTAAGTATTCATATGCATATTGTATTCTACTTAAAATGTCTTGTGCAAGATTACCTTTGTTGGCAAGAATTGCAACTGAAAAGTTTTCTTTGAACAATACACACCATAACATATAACCTGCAGATGTTGTAGTTTTACCTACTTGTCGTGGCATCTTACAAATACTAAAACGATTCTCATGGAAATTCTTAACCATATCTTCTTGAAATGGCCACATCTTAAATGGAATAAGTCCATGATCCACGTTGACGATTTTTACATACGTCTTAATGAAGTAAACAGGATCATCTATACACTTTGCAATTTCTATTGCTTGTTCTTCAGTGTATGATAACTCAACCCCTGTTGGTTTTAGTTTTGGATTACCTAGATAACCTTGCATTACTTAATAATACTTCTCAACATCCATGCATGTTTTTGATGTTTACCTAATAAGTCTTGTAAGAAATTAGATACTGCTGGTTCATTGGCTTGTTCTGCTGCAACAATACCTGCACGAAGATGATAAATGTATCTGTCATTATCATTTTTTATTTCTGCCATCATTAATAGTGGCATTGGTATTGTTGTTGCATCTTGTATATCTGATAACTCTTGAAACCGTGATAACGAACCGGGTGCATATGAATCTAATCGTCTTAGATGTTCTGCGATATCATCTGTCTGTGCCCAAATAGAATTATAAAGACCATCAAGAAATAAATGATATTGAGGAAAATCTTTACCTTCAATGTTCCAATGATAGTTGTGTGTCTTTAAGTAAAGGCAAAAGTTAGTTGCTAAGATTACTTTTAGTTGTTCAATTAGTTGATCCATTACTTACTACTCCTAATTAGTTTTACCATCTCTGCAGTTGAACCGATGAATACAGCTTTATCTATAATGGTTTTTTCTGATCTTGGTTGATTGTTATTTAATTCTTTTCTTTTCTTTTGTATATCTAATAAATCTTTATTTAAATCTGCCATCGTCTTAATTAGATTGGCAACAACTTCATATGCTCTTGGATGTTCAGTTTCTTTTGCAACATGTAACAAATTATCAACTGCAACATTACCTTTTTGTAATAATGAATTGATGTTTGTTCTAGCAATATTAAAATCTGTTTCTACATCATTATCAGTAGATATAACTACTGGCGCATCTTCTACTTTTTTTTCTGTAGGTTCAATATCAAAAATTTCTGATAGATTTTTTTCTAATGTTTTTATCATAATAATAAAGTTTCTGGCCAATAAGTTATTGTATCATCGTAAGAATAATCTTGATATGGTTCTGCATCATTTGGATTTGATGTAGTATAGTAATTGAGAACTCTAATAGGACTTAAATCAACACCAGTA